ACTCTATTGCAGCGGCACTTGTTAATACAGAAAACAGAATCATAGAAGCAATCCAAATACTTCTATAACTATCATCTTGGTCATCTACAGTGTTATAAAATTTACTTAGTATAAACATTTGCATGACAACTAAAAAGAATGTTAATCTATTGAACCAGAAAAATTGTTTTGGAAGATTATTTAAATTATTTTGCAAAATTGGTCGAACAGTTATAAGTACATATATTAACACTCCTAGTGGTAAAAGCGTACCTAAAGCTGGTAACATGGCAGACGCGCTTGTAATTGCTGACCAAAACCCCACTTCTGAATTTGTTTCCTGTGCAACCAGTCTTAAACTAAGGACCCATGTAATTATTAGAGCTAAAGCAAACCATATATAAGCAGCCAAATCGGTATCTGAAACACCTGAAAACTGCCCTATTGTAAATATAGTAACCCCGATAACAATAAAAACCTTAAATACACTCATCCATTGTGATAACTGTATCCAACTATTTTCAGACCATTGTCGAACAGCTTCAGCTGCAACCGTGGCAGGCGAGGTACCTTCTTCTTTTGTTTCGTTTTTTGTTTCAGACATTTCTTTATTTTTTTGGGCGGATGGTTTTTGTGACATTGTAATATATATTATACTGTTATTTATTTTACTAAATAATTCGAAGAGGATTTCAAAATAAAATATAATATTTTATTAAATGAGTAATTTTAATACAATGCAGGCACACCCTTTAATTCCCAAATCACAAACATATGTTTTAGATCGCAAACTAATATCTTTTCATTCATATGATAGAGACATTAAAAAATGGCCAGAAGCCAATCATTTTGAAATAATGTTACCACAAACATTACTCAATGTACAATCTATGCGATTAGATACAATATCATTGCCTAGCAATCAATTTATATTCAGTGAAGAGTATCAAAATACAAAAATGAGTTTTAGCATGGAGCCATATTCTTCAACTCAAAAAGTTCTTGATATTGAGATTGATGAAGGGGCTTATTGTCCAAAAGAGCTAGCAAATGAAATACAAACAAAAATGAATAGTGCTCAAGCTAAAGATAGCGGTACTGCATATAATTGCTTTGTTTGTAAATATAATTGCATTGATAATACTTTATGGTTTGGAAATGTATGTGACTCTTTTTCATTAGTATTTGATAAACAACATTACTATAAATCATGCAACAACCCACCTCAAGAAGTTCTTTTTAACAAATATACAAAATGGGGATTGCCTTCTTATTTAGGATATAAAAAAGCAATATATGAATCAACTAAAACTCCAGAAAGATATGCCCCTGAAGGTCTTATATCTCTAGGCGGACCTTATGGATTCAGTTATGAATATAAAAATAGTGGTTCGCATAATTACTGGTTAAATAATACAACTCCTAATAATTATTTTGTAAATGTTAAAGATCCCAAAGCTCCGCATTTTATCACAGATCCAGCTAAAATTGCAGAATGGAAGGAAAAAAATAAAATTTGCAATATTAATATCCTTGGCGATGATGTTATATACATGGAAGTTGAAAAGTATAACAGTATGGATGAGCTTGAACCCTATTCAGAAAATACATCGGGATTATATAATAACGATTATAACGGTAAAGTTAATAGTGCATTTGCAAAAATACCATTACCTTGTCCAGCGTTTTCTCAACAATTTGATTCCAGAAATTCAGCCCTCATGAATATTTCACATTACGAACCCCCATTAGAAAGATTGACTCGTCTTAAATTTAAGTTTAGATACCACGATGGAAGATTGGTAAAATTTAAATGCCTACCATTATCATTCACTATTGAATTTAATATGTTAAGAGATGAACAAATGAGAGCTCGCAATGTAAGAATACCGGGACTATACAGACTTTAGACAATTTTTCTTTACTAAATTAATCAGTTCACTAGTAGATTTATTCTTCCATTCAAAAGTATCTCCTTTATTTCCTCCGAACACCTCATAAATTCCGAAGAATCTAGGTTTCGTCATCGTCTTTTTCTTATAAAATAAATAAGGCCCATATTTACCTTTCCTAACAGACATATCTTCATTCAACATTTTTAATACTTTCGGGTTTGTACTTTTTGTACCCAAAAGTATATCAATAACATCTTCAAGTCTAATTCTTTCTAATGATTTATCAATACCTTTAAGCGAATAATTTTTTCCGCCACATGTCATGTACAATCCAAACTTCCCTTTTCTAAGTATTACCTCATTGCTTTTAAACGATCCCAAATTTCTTCCTCCAAATTTGGGTTTTTCAACAATGATATTTTCTAGTTTATATTCACCATTTTTAAGTTTGTCTAAATCAAGGTCTTTTTTAACATTTTTAAATTCCGTAACACCATCCTTTTCGTATTTTATTACAGGTCCATATTTACCAATCATATAAACATGATGCTCATCAATTTTAATATGGGATTTATTATTTTTAATATCAGTCATTAGAGAGGACATTGTTGTATCACATTTTTTACATAGGTCTTGCCAATTTAAAGTACCCTGCGAAATACTATCCAACTCCTTTTCCATTTTTTCAGTATACTCATATACAAATAAAGAATCAAATTGTTTCAATAAGAACTCGATTACCATAATTCCCAGCGGTTGGATTAATAATTTCCCCTTTTCATTCCCAAATGTCCGCGTAATTTCTATTTCATCTAAATCTTCTTTTACTAGTTGATAATCAATGCACGCGACGGGTTTTCCTTCAACATTACCCTTTTTAACATATTCTCTATCCTGGATTTTGGATATCAAACTGGAAAACGTAGAAGGTCTACCTATTCCTCGCTTCTCCAACATTTGAACAAGTCGGGCTTCAGTAAAATGAGTTTTAAGATTTTTTAGATTCTGCTTGCTATAAATTTTATTATATTCAACAGTTTTTGCTTTAAACTTTGAAATCAGTTTATAGATTTGGTTCGATTCTTCATAACCTCTAACTATCATCCATCCAGGAAAATTAACCTGTTCTGCTTTGTACCGATATTTATATTCAGACGGCGCCGTAATTATTGCCGTAAGATTATCCATGATAGCATCACTCATACAACTCTCGACCGTATTTGACCAAATTAGTTTATATAGTCTATTCTCCGGATCACCCAAAGTTACACTTTCAGTAGTTAGTTTAGTGGGTCTAATTGCTTCGTGAGCTTCTTGCGCTGTATCATTTTTCTTTTTCTTACTTTCCCCAATAGTTATAATGCTAATATTATTTCTAATGTAAGTATTATCCACATCCCATCTGTTCCGGATAAATGGTTTGGCTTTTTGAATAAATTCTGGACTATACTTTTTATTATCCGTCCTCATATATGTGATATGTCCATTTTCGTATAATTTTTGAGCAAGTTGCATTGTTCGTTTGGGTGAAAAGTGTAGTTCATTTGAAGCTCTTTGTTGTAAAGATGATGTTGAAAAGGGCATTGGAGCTTTTCTTGTACTTTGCGTGGGTTTTTTGGGCTTCAATAGTTTATGCTCGAAATTTACACTCTCTTCCAGGAAGTCTTCGATATCATCATTAATTTCAAAATCATGATTTAATTTAAATGGTAAATTATGTTGAGTGAAATATCCAATGGTTTCAAATACCTTTTTTCCCGGCTCTGCATCAATATCTAGTTGATTTTCATATACAAGACGTAATGCGGGCGTTTGACATCTACCAGCTGAAAGCCCGCCTTTATTTTTTCCACCATGAAAGAATTGCTTCCAAAGAACAGGAGATATTGTAAATCCCACCATTCTATCTAATACTTGTCGTCCAAGTTGCGCATTAACTTTCTTCATATCAATAGTGGTGGGATTACTAATGGCCTGCTGAAGCGCTGGTTTTGTTACTTCGTGAAATATGATTCGTTTTGTTGTTTTAATAGGCAATTTTGCCAATCTACAAATATGCCACGCAATTGCTTCTCCTTCTCGATCATCGTCAGTGGCCAATATTACTTCGCTAGCCTTCTTGATATTCGTTCTCAAATTAGCGATATACTTTCCTTTCATTGAAAGGAGTTTAAATTTTGGATTATAGTTATTTTGCTTCTCTACATCAGACAATTGATATATATGACCAAAACTTGCAATACATTTGTATCCTGTACCCAAATATCCTTCAATCTTCTTGCATTTAGCGGGGGATTCGACTATTACTAACTTCATTATAAATAAATTTAGAATGAAGATTTTATACGCTTTCAATTTATCTTTTATTCTCCCAAACCAGCCGATTTGAATTTATTCCAACTTATATTTTTAACAGGCTTTCTCTCCTTTTTTTTTTCAGTAGGATTGTTCGCATCATAATGCTTTTCTTTTCTTAATGCACTATCCACATACATTTCTTTTAGAATTTTCCCAATATCAACCGATGCCGTATGTTGATCGGTAATACCATCTTCAATCTCTCTGAGTTTATCAATAAACTTGTATAATATATTGACATCGATTTCATCTTTTAATAACCGATTAAAAATATTAGTATAATTGTTCCACAGAAAATTACATTTAGAAATAATAAGTTTCTCAAACATCGTTTTATTGGTTTTTTGCATGCGACTATGTTTGCGTTTAAGTTTTAGCAATGTTTCGACGCTATCTCTGATTTGTCTACTATGTTTTAAATTGCGTATTTTTGTACTATTATCATCTGCACCATAGGATTTTACCATCTCTTTCAAATTCAATCTATCTTTATCGCTAAGATTACTCATTATGATATACATTAGCTACTTTTCTTTATGTAAAAAATTTTTTATAATTATATTTTAAGATGACGAAAACATTTCAGATTAGCGCGGAAGCATTTTTCAATAATCATCCCAACCATCAAAAAAATCGCATCCTCATGGCAAACCGGCATAGCCAGTTAATAAATAAAAGCGGGGGGACGCGAAAAAAAAGAAGATATAAAAAAAAAGGGGGATCAAAAACTTGCGGATGCAGTGGAGTACCGACTACCGCCCCGACATTTACTGCCGGGGCATCTAAAAACATGTCACCAAATGGAAATGGGCTTATTAAGATAGGTCAGCAAAATTTGGCCAATACATTATGCTCAGGATCACTTGATAGTATGGGTGATTCGTGGAGTACATCATCTGGGGGAGGTAAAAGAAAACGACTAGGCGGTTCAAGTGCATTAGGAAGTTTTGTAGAAAGTTTAAATAACATGAATGGTGGAAAAAAGCGCAAAAAAACGAGGCGACGACAACGAAGAAAATCTACAAGAAAAAAAAGGCGAAAATCAAAAAAAAGAAGAAGAAATCGCAAACGTTCTTCTCGTCGTAGAAAAAGAAGATAATTGATCCAATATCTTAATATTAAAATCACAATATATTTTAATATTAATGAAATTTCGCGACATATTTTTAGCAGTATTAATAATGGCAGCGTTTTACACATGTTTCCTTGTTAGTTTTCTTATTGTAGGTTTTAATAATATTAAAACAAATTGGGTTCAATATAGATGCAATCCGATGATTTTACCATTTGCGAGTTTTTTTGGACACGATACAGCAGATAATTTTGCGCAGTGTATATCACAAATACAATCTGATTCAATGCCTCATCATCAAGCTCCACAGGTTGCTGCATTGAGTGGTGTTCAAAAAAATATTGGCGCTTTATCTGGTCAGTTTTCAGGATTTAGAGATTTACAATCTAAAATGAGACCATCGATTGGCGGACAATTTACTAACGTATTTGGTGTATTTAATAATGTTTTAATTGAAATGCAAAAATTTATTATAGGCTTTAGAGATTTAATTATGAAATTAATTGGTGTAATGTCTGTCTTAATGCATATGATGCAGGGGCAACAATTATTGGGTCAAAGTATTAATAAGGGACCAATTCCAAAAGCTTTGAAGACAATTGCATCAGCTTGATAAACACAAAACAAAGAAGGTTAAATTTTCAAAATAATTTTACCTTTAATATACAGTTACTATATATGGCAAGTATAAAAGATATAGCCCACAATGCTATAAATAAAATACCAGGTATAGGAAGACCGCAACCAGGATCATTAAAAAAGTATCTAGCAGACTCTTATAAAAAAGATGGCTATATGGATAAATATGGAGGATCTGTTATTATTACTGGATTAATATTGGTAACATTTGGCGGATTGTTTGGTTACAATTATTTCTTATCTAATTTAAAATATTTAAAACAAAATTGGACAGCCATAAGATGTAACCCATTATTTATACCTTTTGCGGGATTGATAAATGCCCCCAAAAACACTTCAAAATTTGATTACACTAGCGAAAATTTAAACTCTTGTTTGACAGATATATTAAAAGATGTTGTTGAAGTAGAAAGTGCGGCGCAATCTGCTGCTGTTAGTGGAGCCTCAGAGACATTATCTATGGTAGGGAATGACATGAATAATATGCGAACACTTTTTAGTAAAATTAGACAATCTGCAGCAGGGATATTTTCTAGCGTATTTAGCAAAATTTTTAATATTTTAATACCGTTACAGGCTATATTTATAAAAACTAAAACCTCAATGAATCGATCACAAGGAGTTTTATCTACTGCTATGTACACAGGCATTGGTAGTTTCTTAAGTACAAAATCTTTTGCAGGAGCCTTTGTTACAATAGTCTCCATCTTCATAGGAATTTTAGTGTTTTTAGGTGGTGCTGAATTAATGGCAGCTTTTGGTGCATTAGCATTTGGAATTTTCGGGCTTCCTGCCGCAATTGGGTTTTTTGCTCAATTTGCAATCGTCATGACAATAATAATTGCAGTATTGGCGGTTTTTATTCCTGCGGCAACTGTTTCAAAAGCAATAATTACAAAAACAGCCACGGTCAACAGATTCGGAACTCGATTCTCTAAAAACAAATCCAATCAACCTCAGGAAAACTTTGAAAATATAAATGACTTTACCACCTCGAGTTATTGCTTTGATGAAAATACACCATTGAAACTAAAAAACGGAGAGATTAAATTAATTAAAGACATACAAATTGGAGATCTTTTAATTGATGGAGGTAAAGTAACTGCCTGTTTTAAATCATCATCAAAAGATCAAGTTTTATACATTTTAAATGACGTAATGGTAACGGGTGAACATACTTTAATAGATGATGAATTGGGAACTATAAAGGTTAAAAATCATCCAAGTAGTATTAAGCATGG